AGCAGCTGCAGTAGCACAAGTAACAACGGCAGGAATTGAAGGTGTACAAAACGCTTATAAGACTGCTCAATCTTCACCAATAACAACTTTTTTTCCTGCATATCCAATAGTTCAAGCAGGATTAGCAGCGGCATTTGCAGGGGTACAACTAAAATCTATTCTTGCAACTAAAAAACCTAGCTTGTCAGGTTCAAGTGGCGGTGGTGGAGGAGGTAGTAGACCAAGCGTTCCGTCTTCAGCACCCCCTGCATTTAACGTTGTAGGAGCATCTGAAACAAACCAATTAGCACAAGCAATAGGACAAGACGAAAAACAACCTATAAAAGCTTTTGTAGTTAGTAACGATGTAAGCACCGCACAAGCATTAGATAGAAATATAGTTGAAACAGCTAGTATTGGATAATTAACAAAAACACTAAAAAAGTATTGTATTAATATGGATATAGTAGAACTATTTATAGACGAAGAAGACGAAGTATCAGGAATAGAAGCGGTATCAATTGTAGAATCCCCTGCCATTGAAAGCGACTTTATAGCATTAAAAAACCAAGAGTTTAAATTTGCAGAGGTGAACAAAGAGAAGCGGATTCTTATGGGTGCTGCTTTGATTCCCAATAAACCAATATACAGAAAAAACGAAGACAACGAATATTATATATATTTTTCTAAAGCAACTGTACGTAAAGCTTCAGAGTTATTTTTTATAAGAGGTAACCAAAATAATTCTACACTAGAACACCAAATGCCTTTAACTGGTTTAACTGCAGTTGAAAGTTGGATAGTAGAAGACGAAAAAGATAAAACAAGGTTCTACGATTTAGATGTACCAATAGGTACTTGGATGCTTTCAATGAAAGTACACAATGATGACGTATGGAACGATTATGTTAAAAGCGGAAAAGTAAAAGGATTTAGTATTGAAGGCTACTTTGCTGACAAGTTAGAAAGACCTAATGAACCAAACGAATTAGCAAAAATAGAAGAAGAAGAAAGCCAACATATAATAGAACAACTAACTGCTCTTTTAAAAGGAGAAGATTACGACTTAGAAAGCTATTCAGATTATCCTGACTCAGTAAGAAACAATGCAAAAAGAGGTATTGACTTAAACGAAAAGGTAGATAACAAATGTGCTACACAAGTAGGAAAAATAAGAGCACAACAATTAGCACAAGGTAAACCAGTAACAGTAGAAACTATAAAAAGGATGTTTAGTTATTTAAGCAGAGCAGAAGTCTACTACGAAAAAGGAGACACCGAAAGCTGTGGTTATATATCTTATTTACTATGGGGTGGTAAAAGTGCTAAGTCTTGGGCTGAGTCAAAACTTAAAAGCATAGATAATGAGTAAAATAGCAAGTCCACAAAATGACAAACGTGGATGCCTTTGTAAAGACGGAAGGACTTATTCCCGTAAATGCTGTGATGGTAGTTTACAAGCACAAGGAATTGGCAATATAACAAGAAGTTTGTTTTTCTTATATACAGAAGAAGGCGAAAAATTTATACAAGAAGACGGAAGTAAATTATATCAATAATGGCAGATAAAAAAATATCACAACTAACATCAGTAACAGCACCTAATATAACTGGTTCTGAAGATTTACCAATAGTACAAACTGGTACAACTAAAAAAACAACTTTAACAGATGTACAACATTTTATAGTAAATCATTTAGACCCTACAACTTTAACAGTAAGTGCAGGTAATACTTACGACTTAGGTGCAACAACTTATGACGAAGCAGAACTTATTGTACTTTCTTGGAGTGGTGGTAACGGTACTGCTACACTTACATTATCAGATGTAACAGCTAGTAAAAACCTTAACCGTACAAAAAGAATAATTACGGATTCTACATTTACAAATTCTACTCACGCAAATTTAACTCCATTTGGTTCACAAAACTTAGATGGTGCTAATAGTGCCTTTGATTTAAACAGAGCATACGAGGGAGTTAAAGTATGGGGTAATGGAACAGAGTGGTTTATTATTCAACAAAAAGCATAAAAACACAACAAAGTAAATATTAATTTATTGTATAAATATGAAAGCAACAGATATGTTAAACAAAGTAAAAGAGGTTATTGGGATAGAGCTATCCGAAGAAACCCAAGAAATTAAATTGGCTCAAGCTACATTAGAAAACGGAACTATTATAGAAGCAGAAGAATTTGCCGAAGGTAAAGAAGTTTTTATTGTAACTGAAGACGAAAAAGTAGCACTACCAGTAGGAGACTACAAACTTGAAGATGGTCAAGAATTGATTATTGAAGAAGAAGGTATTATTAAGTCTATTGGAGAAGCAACTGAAGAAGCACCTGAAGAAGCACCTGCAGAGGAAGAAGTAGAAGCTGCTGAAGAAGAAAAAGAAGAAATGGCTTATGCTACAAAAGAAGACTTAGCAGAAGTTAAATCAATGATTGATGAAATAAAAGCGATGATTGACAAAAAAGACGAATTATCAGTTGAAAAAACTGTTGAAAATATTGTTGAAGAAGTTAAGGAAGAACTTTCAGAAGTTGAAAAAGTAAACCATAACCCCGAAGCAAGTGTAGAAAAAGAATTAAACCTTTACTCACAAAAACGTGGATTATCTACATTAGATAGAGTATTCCAAAAAATGAATAAATTAAATAATAAATAAAAATGGCAACAACTACAAGTATTACTACAACTTATGCAGGAGAGTTTGCAGGACAGTATATTTCTGCTGCACTTCTTAGCGGTGCTACCCTAGAAAATGGTGGTATCACAATTAAACCAAACGTTAAGTTTAAAGAAGTAATTAAAAAAGTAGCAAGTAATGACATCGTAAAAGATGCAACTTGTGATTTTGATGCAACTTCTACTTTAACACTAACTGAAAGAATTTTACAACCAGAGCAACAACAAGTAAATTTACAATTATGTAAAAAAGACTTTTTGTCTGATTGGGAAGCGATTGAAATGGGGTACTCTTCATTTGATTCACTACCTCCATCATTTGCTGACTTCTTAATTGGTCACGTAGCTGCAAAAGTAGCACAAAGAACTGAAAACTCTATATGGGAGGGAGATACTGCAAATAACGGACAATTTGACGGTATTGTTAAATTATTAAAAGCTGACGCTGATGTTTCTGACATTACTGGAACTACTGTAACTGCAGCTAATGTAATCACAGAAATGGGTAAAGTAATCGATGCAGTACCATCAACACTATACACTTCTGAAGACCTTTTCTTATATGTTTCTCAAAACGTAGCAAGAGCATACGTAAGAGCATTAGGAGGATTTGGTGCTAGTGGATTAGGAGCAGCAGGTACAAACGCACAAGGGACACAATGGTCTAACAACGGAGCATTGAGTTTTGACGGTGTAAAAATCTTTGTTGCAAACGGATTAGGAAACAACACAATGGTAGCTGCTGAAAAAAGCAATCTATTCTTTGGCTGCGGACTTTTATCAGACCAAAATGAAGTAAAAGTTTTGGATATGGCTGACCTTGATGGTTCAGACAACGTACGTGTAGTAATGAGATTTTCTGCAGGAATTCAGTACGGAATTGGAAGCGAC